CTGGAGGTGCTGGAAGCCATGGGCGTCGAGGACGCCAAGGGCACGCCGCAGGTGCTGTCCAAGCAAGTGCTGAAGCGGGCCTGCGAGGCCAAGGCCCTGATCATCATCGACGAGGCCCAGCACCTGTCGGACAAGGCCCTGGAGCAGCTGCGCGCGATCAACGACACGGCCCGCCGTCGCGGCGCCCTGGTCGGCATCGCCCTGCTGGGCAACGAGAAAGTCTCGGCCAAGATCGGCGGCGCGGGCAACCGGGTCGAGTTCGCCCAGGTCGCCAGCCGCATCGCCCAGCGCCGCAACCTTCCCAAGCCCGACCCGCGCGACGTGGCCGCCCTGGCGCAGGCCTGGGCCGACGCCAACGGCGAGCACCTGGACAAGCCGGCGATGGACTTCTGCCAGCTGATCGCGGCCCGCCCCGGCGGTCTGCGCAACCTCGAAATGACCTTCGAGAACGCCCTGCTCATGACCCTGGAAGTCGGCGAGCCGCTGACCGTGGACCACATGAAGGGCGCCTTCTCCCAGCTCTCCAGCCTGAACCTGTGAGGACAAGCACCATGCTGCTGAAACCCACCACCACCATGGACCTGAGCGTCGCCCGCGACGGCCGCCAGGCCCTGAAGGACCTGAAGAACTCGGTCCGCTTCGACACCCTGACGCCGGAGGCGTTCGCGCGCCTTACCGCTCGCATCCAGGCCGGGTACGACGAGCTGGCTCCGATCATTGACGAGAGCCCGGACCCGAGCCGCGCGCACCTCTACGCGATCGCGGGAGGCGCCCGTGGCTAAGCTGGAGAGCGTCACCATCGTCGTGCCGGATGCGCCGATCTGCGAGCGCATCAACCGGCTCGCCGACGAGATGGTCGTGACCGGGCGCGAGATCGCGCGCCAGATGACGCCGGTGGGACAGTCGGCCAACGCGGTGGCCAGCAACGGCGTCTCGCACGCCCTGCAGGCGGTCATCATGCAGGCCACCCGCGCTGGGGTCTCGGATGAAGCGCTCTTCTGCGCCGTCGCCACGGCGGTCGGGTACTTCGCCCGCCTGCAGAAGCTTGGCCCGCCCCGTGTCGTTTGCGACCAGATCGGCGCTCGCGGCTTCGACGCGGTACAGCTCGCGCTCGACGCGTCGCGCACCGGCTTCCCGACGCGGGGGAACGCATGAGCGCGCCCGCCCACAGCCCCGCCGCCCGGCCGTCGCTCGCCGAGTTGCTGGAGCAAGCCGATGCTAATTTCGGGTTCAGCTTGGAATTGGTGCGCTTGGTCGATGGCCTGAGCACCTACCGGCTGCGGATAGGTGATCTGGTCTGGGAGAACGAAGCCGACGACAACGACTGGGCCTATGAACTGATCGCTCAGAAGAAGGCCCAGCGCAGGGCCGCCGCTGTTGTCGCCGCCGGTTACCGCCCTGACGACGGCTCCTTCGAGGAGCTGCTGGCGGCCGCCAAGGGGATGCTCTTGGAGTGGGAGAAGCTCACCCGCTACGGCAGCCCGATCGCGAAGGCGTCGAACCAGACCGTCAACCGTCTGGTCGGGGCCATCGCCAAGGCGGAGGGCCGGGAGCCATGAGCCGGGACTGGACCCTCGCCGGCCTCGCAGCCGTCTACGCCCTGTCGATGGCCGGCATGAGCCTGGGCGAGATCGCCGAGGCGGTCGGCCGTAGCCGGGGCGAGTGCGACCTGGCGCTCTGGTGCCTGGTCGGCCGCACGCCGGAACAGGCGCTCACCGTCCTGGTCGCGTTGCCCAAGCCCGCCAGCAACCCGACGCAGCGCGCCCCGGCGAAGTCGTCGCCGCCGGGCCGGTTCATCGCCGAGGTGCTGCCTTGACCGGCCCGGTTCGCGCCTTGCGCCGCGCTGTCCGGGCCTGGGCTAGGCGGGCCTGGGCCGTGATCGCCGACCGTGTCGGCCTGGGCGGACCCCGCGTCCTTCGCCGGACGGTCGATCGCACACGTCGCCTGCAGCAGCGGGCCGTCAAGCTGGCCTATCGCGCGCCCTTCAACCAACCCCACCAGCCGCGCCTGGCGCGCGGCCACGAAGACCGAGGTTTCCAATGAACGCCTTCGCTCAAGCCCACGATCTGGCCGCCGAAGAGGCGCCGCCGTCCTACGCCGATCACCCCGCCTTCCAGCCGGTTCCGGCCGGGATCAAGGAGTTCGGCGGCAACAAGTACATGACCGACACGCGCGGCGCCCTCGTGCCGATCGAGGTGGTCTCCGCCGCCGATCAGCTCATGGACGAGACTGTCCGCAAGATCGTCGGCTTCGCCCTGGGGCTGAACGACCAGGTGGCCCGCTACAAGGCCCACACGTTAGGCGATGTCGGCGCGCTGCGCGATCTACTCGCCTCCGACTACGGCGTCGCGGTCGGCGGGCGTAAGGGCAACATCACCCTGACTTCGTTCGACGGCCTGATGAAGGTCACGGTCAAGATCGCCGACATCATCACCTTTGGCCCGGAGCTGCAGGTCGCCAAGGATCTGGTCGGCGAGTGCCTGACGAAGTGGTCCAGCGACAGCCGGCCGGAGCTGCGCGCCGTGGTCCAGCGAGCCTTCGACGTCGACCAGGAAGGCCGCGTCAACCGTTCGGAGCTGTTGCGCCTGCTGCGCATGGACATCGCCGACGAGACCTGGCGCAAGGCCATGGCCGCGATCGTCGCCGCCATGCGCCCTCTCGGGACCAAGGAATACCTGCAGGTCCACCGCCGCGCCTCGGCGACCGCCGCGTGGGAGCACGTCACGATCGACGTGGCGGCAGCGTGATGTACGTCCGCCTCACCCCCGAACGCGAGTTCACCGTGGGCATGGTCGCCCGCCTGCTGCCCCGCCACAGCGACGTCCTGTCGGATTTCGAGCGCGAACTGGCCGACACGATCGTCCAGCGCTGGCTCTCGGCCGACACTGACGTTCCGTCGATCACCGACGCCGAATGGCCCGTCCTGGAAGAGATCGCCCAGACGATGGCCAACGACGCGGCCGAGATCCGGAGGGCGGCATGAGCGATCCCGTCCATATCGCGGACTGCCAGCCCAAGACCCTGGCCGACTTCTCGGGCCCGCTCTTCGAGGCCGCTCTAGCGGTCGTCAGCGGCCACCCGGTCACGGAGGCCGGGCTCAAGCAAGCCGCGCTCTCGGTCGCCCTGCAGTCGTGTGTCAACGCCGCCGTCGACAATGGGCCGATCTCGACCATCAACATCCTGCAGGCGCACGCCAGCGCCTTCGGGTCTTGGGTGGCCACGCTCGTCGATGACAACGATGAGGCCGAGGACGCCCTGATCGCCTTCCGCGAAGCGTTCTTCCAGACCCTGGCGGTGGTCTTGAAAGCGAGGGCCGCCTGATGCGCGTGCGCGACGTCATCGAGGCGGCCGGCGCGGCGGGCGAGGTCAGCACCGCCGTGTTGCTCGGCAGCGAGAAGACCCACGCGGTCGTCCAGCTCCGCCGCGTCGGCTACCTGGTGGCTTCGCGCACGACCGGCAAATCCATGGGCGCTATCGGCGTCGCTTGGGGAGGCCGCAAGTCCGACGCCATAGCCCGTGGCGCGCTGATCGCCAGTAGCGCCATCGCCGCCGGCGACCCCAGCACCACCGAATTCTTGCGGCTGACGCTCGGCTTCCTGGGGCTGAACGCCCTGCCGCCAGCCCGTCCGACCTACAAGCTGGCGGCGGCGACGCTGGACCGCCGGATCGGCCTCACCGAGGCGCGCCTCGCCGCGCTCCGCCAACAGCGCGCCAGCCTGGAGCAGGTTCAATGACCCGTCGACCCGACTTCCAGGGCCGTTCGATCGACCTGAAGCCGGTCCGCGAAAAGGCCCGGGTCTCCGATCACGCCTTGGTTCGCTATTTCGAGCGCGTCCTGGGCCTGCCGGTCGAGAAGATCCGCCAGAGCCTGCTGTCGGATGGCGTGCTGCAGGCGATGGCGCTGAACGCGCCGTCCGTGCGCGCGCACGGCTGCCAGCTCGTCCTGGGCGACCACGACCAGTTCTGCGTCGTCACCGTCCTGACGCCGAGCGCCCACGTGCGCCGGCCCCGTCGCCGGAGCCGCCACAAGCCGCGCTGGCAAACCCTTCAAACTCAGTCGGAGAAGCGTGATGAGTGACGGCCTGACCCTCGTCGACCCTGTTCTCGACGCCCAACACGTCGCCAATTGCCTGGCCCAGGGCGGCTTTGGCGCTGGCCGGCCGGCCTCCATGCCTGTGCGCGCGGCTTCCGAACGCGCTGCGCTGTTCGCGCGCTTCCCCACCTCGCCGCCGGCGGCGCTGCCCGCGCCCGCGACGGCCCCGGCCGCCGTGCTCCGCAAGGTTCAGCCGATCTCGCTCGCCGGCCTTGTCCCGGCCACGCCGGACACGGCGCCGCCGCGGATCGAATGGGTCGACCCGACCACGCTGCTGATCAACGAGGCCTATCAGCGGAACCTCAGCGAGAAGTCGCTGCGCCTGATCCGCAAGATCGTGACCGGCTGGAGCTGGCGGAAGTTCACGCCGCCGCTGTGCGCCGATGGCCAGAACGGACGCGAGCTGCTGGACGGCCAGCACACCAGCATCGGCGCGGCCAGCCATCCGGACATCGAGAAGATCCCCGTCCTGGTCGTGGACGCCGCCACGGTGGCTCAGCGCGCCCAGGCCTTCGCCAGCCTCAACAGCGACCGCCTGGGCATCACGGCGATGCAGCTGCACTACGCCTCGGTGGCCGGCGGCGTGCCGGCGGCGGTCGAGATCGACCAGGTCGCCCGCGCGGCCCGGATCAACATCCTGCGCGTCTCGCCGGCGAGCGGCGCCTACAAACCGCGCGACACCATCGCGGTGAAGGCGATCGGCGACCTGATTTCCAAACGGGGGAGGGTGTTGGCGACGGACATTCTGCGGGTGCTGTCGGACGCCGAGCTGGGGCCGATCAACGCCGGGATGATCAAGGCCGTCGATCTGCTGCTGCACGATCCGGAATATTGCGACCAGGTCAGCCCGGCCGGCCTGACCAAGGGACTGTTGGCCATCAAGGTGACCTGGGCCGGCGAGGCGGCGGTCTTCGCCGCAACCCACCGCGTGCAGGTGTGGAAGGCCCTGGCCGTCGTCCTGTTCCGCAAGGCCAAGGAGCGCCGGCGCGCCGGCGGGGCTGAGTGATGGTCGCGCGTCGCAAGAAGCCGGTCCGCGCCCGCCGCGTCACCGCCTACCGCGCATGGGATGCGGACTGGGCCAAGCTGTTGCTCACCGGCGATGGCTGGACGCCACCCACCCAGGTCAAGTTGGTCCACGGCAAGACCGGCGGCACGATCAGTGCGGTGTTTTCGGACGAGAAGAACCACCCGGTCGAAGCCTACAGCCGCTTTCGGCTGACCAAGGACGGCCTGGTCGAGATCACCGAACAAGGCCTGCGGAAGTCCTTTCGGTGGTCGATCAAAGGCGGCGCGAAGTGACCGTCCTCGTCGTCGAGAAGAGCCGCCGCGTTGGTCAGACAGCCTTCACCGACCGCTTGGCGCTCGCCGTGGAACTATTGGACGGCCAGCTTTACGGCTACGGCCGCCATCTCCTGGTCGCCTACGCCACCGCGCGCTTGCTGGGCCAGGATACCCGCGAGGCCATGCTGCAGGCGCACTACGGCAAGGACTTTCGGGAGCCTCGCGCCGGCTGGAACCTTCCCGTCCTGGAGCGCCACGGCGACAGACTGGTGAAGACCTTCGACGCCGCCGTCGAGCGCATCCGCGCCAAGGCGGGCCGCCCATGACCGCCGCCCGCAAGTTCGCCAGCGACAACGGCCGCCGCGCCCTCCTGGCCAAGGTGCACCTGGCCAAGAAGGGACTGGGCCTCGACGACGACACCTATCGCGCCGTCCTTGAGCGCGAGACCGGCCGCCGTAGCTCGGCCGACTGCACCGTCCAGGAGCTTGAGCACCTGGTGGCCCACTTCCGCGCCCAGGGCTTCGTCCCGAAGACTATCGCCGGCGGCCGCAAGGACTCCGCAGTTCAGCGCCGGCCGCGTCCGGCGGACCACCCAGTGGCCAAGAAGGCCCGCGCGATGTGGATCTCGCTGCACCAGCTCGGCGTCGTCGAGAACGCCTCGGAACAGGCCCTGGAAGCCTTCGCGAAGCGCCAGCTCGGCGTCGAGCGTCTGCAGTGGATGGACCAGGGGTTCAGCTCCAAGCTGATCGACGCCCTGAAGGACTGGGCCAAGCGCGAGGGCTGGGACCAGGATCTGCGCGGGGTCGAGAAGAAGCTGCAGGTTCGCACTCTGAAGGTTCGGCTAGCGTGGGCCCAGGCCAGCCGCCTGGGCGAGAAGTTCAGCGCCGCCAGCCTGTCGGACGCCGCCCTGGACGCGGCGATCGCCGCCTATGCCGCCCGGATCTGGAAGGCGCGCCGTGGCTGACGACCTCTTCGCCCACGCCGAGCTGGTCGAGGCCCAAGCGGCCATCGACGCGGCGCGCCGTGAGCGCGAGGAGGCCGTCGCGGCTGTGATGAAGCGCCGTCGGGCCAAGACCCTGGCGCACGAGGCCGCCCTGGTCCGGGCGACGCACGAGGAATTGGCCGCCTTCGTCGCCGGCCGCAAGCGCTTGGCGGAGGTCAAGCATTGAGCCGCCTGCCGGGCATACTGGGCCAGATCGAAGAGCTGGTCGGTCGCGAGGCGGCGCTGAACCTGGCGCGCGAGCGCGGCGGCACCACCATGACCTTCTCTGGCCGTCAGGACAGCGAACTGGCGCGGATCGTCGGCGACGAGAAAGCTCAGCGGATCGCCGCGCAGTTCGGCGGCGTGATCAAGTATCGCATCCCCATGGCGCATGTTCGTGGCGCGCGCGGCCGACGCCTAGCCGCCGCCCGCATGTCGGCCGAGGGCGTGTCGGCGACAGAGATCGCACGAGAACTGGATATCCATGAGCGGACGGTGTTTCGGGTCCGCGAGCGTCAGCGCGAGGTGGCCGACCTGCCGCTGTTTCCAGACCTGCCCCTGACAACTGTCAGGGGAGAACCTCGGGGCTGATACGGCGACATTCTCCCGAACTGGGCCGGTCCGCAAGACCGGCATTTTTCGGGGCCTGTCGCATCCATGAACGCCATCGCGCCCAAGCCTGTTCCGGCCCTGTCGGCAGTGATGCTGAAGAAGCTATTCCCCGGCGCGCCGGCCGATGTGGTCGCCGAACTGGTCAAGGGCGTGGAGGGGTATCGCAAGGCCGACATCACCACCGTGCCCCGGATGGCGATGTTCCTGGCCCAGTTCGGCCACGAGACCCAGAACCTCCGCAAGCTGGTCGAGAACCTCAACTACTCGGCCGAGCGGCTCATGGTCGTCTGGCCCACGCGCTTCCGCGACCTGGTCAAGGCCAAGACCTTCGCCCACAACCCTGAGGCCCTGGCCAACAACGTCTATGGCGGCCGCATGGGCAACACTCAACCCGGCGACGGTTGGCGCTATCGCGGCCGTGGCCCCGGCCTGACGGGCCGCGACGCCTATCAAGCCGTGGGCAAGCTGGTGGGCATGGACTTCGAAGGCCAGCCCGACCTGGTGGCGACACCCCACGGCGCGTTCGCGGCCGGGATCGGCATCTGGATTTGGAAAGGTCTCAATCCCAGCGCCGACCGCGAGGACGTGGCGGCCAACACGCTGAAGCTCAACGGCGGCGCGATCGGCCTCAACGATCGCCGCGTGCTGTTCGGCCTGGCCAAGGTGCTTGTCCGTGGATAGCGCGCCTCGCCTGCCCGAGATCCGTTGGACCTATCGCCGCTGGTACACCTACGGCCTGACGGTCATCGCCTCGGCGCTGCTGGCCTGCATCATCTGGCGGCTGCACGACCCGCGCGCCCTGATGTGGCTGGGCCTGGCGCTCTGCGCGGTCATCGTCCTGCTCGCGCTCTCCTACCTCTACGGCGCCACCGTCACCGACGTGGCGCAGCTGACCGCCGCCGCGCGCACCGGCCAGGCGCCGTCCGGAGATCCGTCATGACCTATTGGAAGATCGCGGGCGGCCTTCTGGCCGTCCTGGCCCTTGTCTCGGGCATCCACCTCGTGGCGGGCTGGCGCGAGGACGCCGGCGTCCTGAAGGCCTGCGTCGCCGCCGTGGCCCCGAACGCACCGATCGGCGCGGACTTCGGTAAGGCCTGTCCCGGCCCGATCGCCGCCGATCACCTGGCCGCCAACCGCGCCCGCGCCTGCGACGCGGCCTTCGACACGCGGCCGGAGAACACCTATGGCGCGGCCGCCAACTGCTCGACGGCGGTCAAGACCGTCCAGGCCGAGCGGGACGTCGCCCGCCGGGAGGCCAAGGCCGCAATCGACAATCTCAACCAGGAACGCCTGGGCCAGGACGCGGCGATCATCCGCGCCAGCGCTTCGGCGACCGCCCTAGCCGAAAGGAAAGCCCGTGCGGCTTCTGCTCTCCACAACGCGCCTCGCGATGGCGATGGCCTTGTCGTCTGCGACGCTCAGTGCGTGCGCGAGCGCTGGGGCGTCGCCGAAGGCCGGCGCTAAGTCCGCGGCCGATCCGGTCATCGAAACCCGCGAGACCATGCGCCTTGTTTGCCCGCCGGACCTGCGCCGTCCGCTGCCCGACGCGCCGCCGGCCGCGCCGGGCGCGGTGATCCGCCACAATGCGGCCGGCGGCGCCTACCTGGACGCCAGGATCGCGCGCGGCGACGCCGCCGAGGCGATCGTCCAGGACAGCCGGAAGGCGTGCGACCAGGCGGGGGCGAAGTGAGCGGCGTCCAAATCGCCTTCGCCGTGGGCGGTGCGCTTCTGACGGGTCTGGTCGGAGGGTTCTTCTTCCACGACCACTTGCGCCGGGCCGTCGAAGCCATGGTCGACTGGGTCGAGGCCGGATGACCGACTTCCTGGACTGGGCGCAGGACGTCGAGACCCGCGAGCGCGAAGCCTCGATCGCCAGGGTGGTCGACCGCGTCGCCCCCGCCGTTCCGCTGGCCAAGGCCTGTGTCGCCTGTGGCGACGATCTCGACCCCCAAAGGACGGCGGCCCATCCGGCCGCTGTTCGCTGCCTGACCTGCCAAGAGGCGCTGGAGCGCTTCAACCGTACCCACTCGAAAGGCCTGTACGCGTGACGTCCGAGCAACTGATCCCGATCGTCTGCTCAGTCGTGTCTTGCGGTTGCGCCCTGTTCGTCACGGTACGGGCCGGCAACTGGCGCAAGTCGGACGAGGCCCAGGCCCTGTTTCGCCAGCTCGCCGCGATCGAGAGCCGCGTCCAGGCCTGCGAGATCCGCCAGGAAGAGCTGCCCACCAAGGCCGACATCGCCAGGGTCAACGGCCGGCTCGACGTGATCGGGGAAATGGTGACCGCCGCCAATCACGGTGTGAACCGTATCGAAGACCACTTCATCCGCAACTACACGGGACCGAAATGAGCACCTACGCCGAGGAAATTCTGGCCGATCGCCGGCTGGTGATCCTGCGCCTGCTGCTGGAAGACGAGGGCTGCGCCAACGACAAGGTGCTGGAAGTCGGCCTGCGCGCGGTGGGTCACCGCGTCAATGTCGATCGCGACTACGTGCGCGACCTGATGGCCTGGCTGAACGACGCGCGCTGCATTCGCATCGAGTACGCCAAGGATCGCGTGATGGTGGCCCATCTCACCGATCGCGGCGCGGCCGTGGCGCGCGGAGATCTGCGCGTCGAGGGCATCGCGCGGCCCTCGTTCGGGGGCTGAGGTCGTGGCCCGCCCCTCGTCGATCGACCGCCTGCCCAAGGAGCTGCGCGAGCTTATCGGCCGCCTGCGCGAAGAGGGCCGCACGCTCGACGAGATCCTCGCCAAGCTCAATGAACTGGGCGCCGACGTGTCCCGATCGGCTCTGGGTCGTCATGCCAAGACCCTCGCGGATGTCGGCGAGCGGATGCGCCGCTCGCGCGTCATGGCCGAGGCCCTGACCGCCCGGTTCGGCGACCAGCCCGACAACCAGGTCGCCCGCATGAACATGGAACTCATGCATGGCATGGTGTTCGAACTGATCACGGCCGCCGCCGGTTCCGAGGACGAGGAGGGCGAGCCGGTGATGCTTGACCCCAAGGGCGTCAAGTTCCTGGCCGGCGCGCTGAAGGATCTGGCCTCGGCTCAGAAGGTCGACGCGGATCGCACGATCAAGTTGCGCGAGGAATTCGCCAAGGAAGCCGTCGCCAAGGTCGAGAGCGTCGGCAAGGCGCGGGGCATGTCCGCCGACACGGTCGAGGCGATCAAGCACGCCGTTCTGGGGGTCTAGGCGTGAAGCTCTCGCCCAACAACCCAGACGGCAAGCCAAACTTCGACAAGGTCGGCGGCGTCGTCGCCCTGAAGCACCTGGCGGACCTGGGAGCCGGCCCGGCCGGCCCCGGCCAGCTCCCAAAGGGCGACCTGCTACTCGGCTATCAGGCCGGCACCCTGCGCCTGCTCTTCACCGGCACGGCGCTGCTGGTCATCGAGAAGAGCCGCCGCATCGGTCTGACCTGGGGGCTGGCGGCCTACGCGGTGCTGCGCGCGGCGGCCGCGCCCAGCGCCGGCGGCATCGACGCCTGGTACATGGGCTACGACCTGGAGATGGCCCGCGAGTTCATCGAGACCTGCGCCATGTGGGCCGAGGTGTTCGGCATGGCTGCCGAAGCGGTGGATGAAGAGGTCATCGAGGGCGAGGAGAAGGTCCAGGCCTTCCGGATCCGCTTCGCCTCGGGCAACAAGATCGTGGCGCTGCCGTCCGTGGCGCGCGCCCTGCGCGGCAAGCAAGGCCTGGTCATCATCGACGAAGCGGCCTTCCACAAGGATCTGCTGGAAGTGCTGAAGGCCGCTCTGGCGCTGCTCATGTGGGGCGGGCAGGTCGTGGTCGTCTCGACCCACGACGGCGCGCTCAACCCGTTCAACCTGCTGCTGGATGACATCCGTGCGGGCCGGCGCAAGGGCGATACGCTCACCATCACGCTGAACGACGCCCTGCACGATGGCCTGTACGAGCGCATCGCGCTATCGGCCAAACTGAAGGGGCGCAGCGTCGCGGCCTTCGAAGAGTGGGTGGCTGACCTGCGGGCCAGCTACGGCGACGACGCGGCCGAGGAGTTGGACTGCGAACCCAAGGAAGGGTCCGGATCGTTCCTGGACCCGCAGGATCTAGCCGCCTGCGAACACCCCGACGCCGGAAAGCCCGAACTGTACGCCGGCGGGCTCTGGTATCTCGGCCGCGACGTCGCCCGTCGCCGCGACCTGGCCGTGCTTCACGGTTACGAACTGGTCGGCGATGTGCTCTGGCTGCGCGACCGTCACCTGTTCAAGAACACCAAGTTCAGGGACCAGGACGACGCGGCTGCGCTTCTGATCGCCCAGCGCCGCATGGCCGCCTACTGGATCGACCAGAGCGGCATGGGTGAGAAGGTCGTCGAGGACGAGCAGACCAAGTACGGCACGAGCCGTTGCGTGGGCGTCCTATTCACCGGTCCGGCGCGCCTGGACCTGGCGATCGCCTTCAAAGACCGGGTCGAGCAATGCAAGATCCGCCTGCCGGTCGACCCGGCCTTCCGGGCCGACGTCCGGGCCATCAAGCGCAAGGGCACGGCCGGCGGCGGGATCAGCCTGGTCAACGCCACGGACGAGGTCCACGCCGACGAGTTCTGGGCCTCGGGCCTAGCCTGTCGCGCCGCCAGCCTGGGCGGCGTGACGATCCCCGAGGCGACGACGGCCGGCCCGACCGGCGCGCCTTCCGCCTTCCTCGGCGACGGCTTCCTCGACCCCTACGCCCCTCTGAACTTCTCAGGCTACTGACATGGACATCCCGGACCCCAAGGCCTCGGCCGAGACCTCGCCGGCCAAGCCCGTCCTCAACGAGGTCGCGGTCAGCGTCGCTGGCGTCGACATCACCATCCCGTTCATGGGCGCGCTGCGCGAGGTGCAGGACACCGTCCTGCGCCGGCTGGGCAACAACTATGAGGTCTATCGCGAGCTGCGCCGCGACGATCAGGTCCACGCGTGTTTCCAGCAGCGATGCCTGGCGCTGACCGCGCGGCCCGTCGTCATCAAGCCCGGCGCCGAAGACGCGCAGTCGGTGGCGGCCGCGGATCATCTGCGCGCCAACCTGGAGCAGATCGCCTTCGACCGCGCCTCGCGCATGAAGATGTGGGGCGCTTTCTACGGCTTCGACGTCGCCGAGTGCATGTGGAAGGTCCGCGACGGCAAGGTCTGGCTGGATCGCCCGAAGGTCCGGGTGCCCTGGCGCTTCCGTCACGCCATGGACGGCTCGCTGCGCCTCTTGACCCAGTCGCGCATGTTCGAGGGTGAGCCGGTGCCCGAGCGCAAGTTCTGGGTCACCAGCTGGGGCGCGGACAACGACGACGACCCCTACGGCCTGGGCCTGGCACACCAGCTATACTGGCCGGTGTTCTTCAAGAAACAGGGCTTGAGCTTCTGGCTGCGCGCCCTGGAGAAGTACGGCGCGCCGTCGACCTATACGACCTATCCGGCCGGAACGACGGACAAGAAGGTCATCAGCGACGCCCTGGACGTGGCTCGCCGCCTGCGCGCGGACGGCGCGGCGGCCGTGCCCGAGAACATGACGGTCTCGCTGCTCGAGGCCGCGCGCGGCACCGTCGACCAGGCCACCTTCCTACGCCAGATGAACGCGGCGATCGCCAAGATCATTCTGGGTCAGACCATGACGACCGACGACGGGGCCAGCCTGTCGCAGAGCCAGGTCCACATGGAGGTTCGCGAGGAACTGACCGACGCCGACGCGGAGCTGCAGTGCGAGAGCTTCCAGACCGGCCCGGCCACTTGGCTGACCGAGTGGAACTTCCCCGGCGCGACCGTGCCGCTGATCAGCCGGCCGAGCCCAGAGGACGAAGCGGCCGCCGCCGAGTTGCTGCGCAAGAAGGGCGAGGCGATCAAGGCGCTGTTGGACGCGGGCCTTGAGCCCGAGAACGCCGAGACGATCACCGCTTTCGTCGGTCCCGGTTGGCGGCTGGCCGCCAAGTCGGCCGCTCCGCCAGCGTCGCCGGGTGCGCCCTCCTTCGCCGAGGCTCCGGACGGGCCCGACACGATCGACGCCTACACCGAGGCCCTGGACTGGGAGCCGCTGGTCAAGCCGCTACGCGACCGCATCGTCGCCTTCGTCGAGGCCCAGCCGGATCTCCAGACCGCCGCCGACCAGTTGGGCGCGCTGCTCGCCGGCCCGCCCGACAACGACTTGGCGACGGCCCTGACCCGCGTCCTGTTCGAAGCCCGCGTCGGTGGCCGCGCGGGCCTGGCGATCTCCGAGCGGATGGCCCAGGCCGACGCCGACCGGGCCTAGACCCATGGCCTTGATCGACTTCACGGGCCGGCCGCCCGCCCAGGTCGTCGACTACCTTGAGCGCAAGGTCGTCGGCGGCCGCTTCTCGTTCAGCCATCGCGACGTCGAGCGCGAGGAGCACCTGGTCAGCTTCGTGG